TTATTGAATTAGGAAAGAAAAACGGTATAACAAAGCCTCCTGCATTTATCGTTAAAAGAAGTCCTATCTCAATAGTAGATATGATACACGATAAAAAAATAACTGAAGCGTTTGATCCTGATCGTGAGCCTGATTTAGATAGTTTTGTATCTAGTGTAAGGACTTTATTAGAGAGCAACCTAGACAAGCCAGTACTAAGTAAAAAACAAAAGATTACAGCTAAGCAAACACCTGTAACTAAAACTACAGAGTATGTACGTATGCTGATACAGTCTGTAATTGTTGACGCTAAAAACAAAGGTATTGATGAAATAGTTATACCTCCTTTACAGGCTATACTTGATCAACCTGATCGTACTGTAACTAACACCGCACCGTTTAAAGCTACTTATGTAGACGCGGTTAATAAAGTACTAAAAGGGTTAAAAGCTGAGCTAGGTAATCAAGTAAGCATAGGTAAAAAACAATTACCATATAGGACTAATGAGTTAGAAAATAAAACGTATGATGCTAAAGTCATAGACATTTCTAACTTGACTATTGATCCAGCAAATATTAAACTACGGTTCAACAAAGGTGGATTAGTAGAAAGACCAACTAAATGAACTTAGGCATATTAAAAAAACTAGCTAACGATAAGCAATTATGGGATGCTTACTTAGAATACCTAGATGAGAAGATTTCAGCTGCACACGTGCGTATGGAACAAGCGAATGACGTAGAAGCAGTCTATCGTATGCAAGGTGAAGTAGCTGCACTACGTAGACTAAAATTTATGAGGGAAGAAGTTAATGGACACAGCTAAGCAAATGCAGATGGCGTTTATGGAGGAAGGTGGTCTTACTGATGATGGGACTACTATGGACCCTGTAAGCGGTAACGAAGTGCCTCCTGGCTCTATGGCTGAAGAAGTACGTGATGACGTACCTGCACAACTGAGTGAAGGTGAGTATGTCGTACCTGCTGACGTAGTGCGTTTCTACGGTGTTAAGTTCTTCGAAGACCTACGTAGTGAAGCCAAGCGTGGCTTGATGGATATGGAAGCTAACGGACGCATCGGTGGTGAACCTGTAGCTATGACTATGGATAACCAGACTGGTGGAGACTTGACTCCTGAAGAGCTAGCTGCATTAGAGCAAGTCACAGGTATGGCTATGGGAGGTTCAGTGCAAAGCCCTACTCCTTATCAACAACCTGCACCTGTAGCTGTAGGTAACGCTATGCAGTACAACAAAGGTGGACAGGTATTATATGCTCAAGGCGGTGTAGACGTACAACCTCCTGTTGCTGACCCTACTACAGGAGTAGATGCAGGTATTGATCCTTATGAGCCTCAGTTTGGCGCTACTTCGGGTTCTATCTTTGCACCTGGCTTCTTGATTGATCAGCAGCTAGGAACAACTGCACCAGTTACACGTACTGTCATTATGTATGGTCCTGCTGGTGAAGTAGAGACATTGATTCTACCTGCACAGCAAGCACGTTATGACGAGCTTGTACAGATGGGCTACTCTGAGACACCAGTGCAAACTACTACAGAGACTACTGTAAGACAAGACGATGACGGTCAACCTTCTTCTAAACCTACAACTAAACCCCCTCTTGACGTAAATGAGATTCCTAAAGAAGACCTAGCTAAAACAGCTAAAGGTTTAGGTGTGATGACTAACATTGCTACAGCTATAGCTTCTAGTGCAGGACTACCAGTAGCTGCGTTTATTAATGCAGGTGCTGTATCTCAATATAACGACATCATTGATCGTATGGACTCTGAAGGTATCAAGCACGACTTAACTAAGAAAGGTTCTATCTTTGGCGGTGAGTCTGGCTTGTACGAGAACCTAGCTGATACAAGCGGTGACGGTAATGTTAACTTCGGTGATACTTGGTTAGGTGACCTACTAGGCTTCGACGGTGAAGCAGGTATTGCAGAGGGCAACCCAGGACTACGTGACTCATTCAGCGGTGCTCGTCGTACAGGTGGCGGTGATGACAATGATAAGCCTACATTTGCAGGAGAGGACAACAACAAAAATAGCTCTACAGGGGCTACTACTGCACAAGTAGAATCGGCAACACAGACCTCTCAAACAGCGAATGCTAATACAGACTATACACCTGGAACAGATCAGTTTGACAACCAAGTTGAGTACGATGCTGATTTCTACAATCAAGGCGGTATGGTAAAACGCCGCAGCAACAAAAAGAATAAAAAGAAATAGTAACACTACAATACTATCCATATAACTATAAGGCTACCCAGCGCAGTGCTGGCCCCAACATAAGGAGAAACAAATGCCTGAAGTAGAACAAGTAGAGGTGCTCTCACCTGCACATAAACGTAACGCAGCACGTATTAACAAAGATGAGCAGGAACTAAAGGAACTAATGAAGCAGGCTGGAATAAGCCAAGAAGACGATGAAACGCAGGAAGAAACCTCCGATAGTGAACCCGATAGCGAGAGAGTTGAGGACACCTCAGTTCAGGATGAGGGTGTACGCGAACAAGAAGCGAAAGAGCCAGTTAAAGCCGAAACACAAGAAGAGGATGACACTGAGCTAAACGCTGAAGAGAAGAACTTTAAGAAACGCTACGGTGACTTACGCCGCCACGTTCAAGAGAAAGAACAAGAGTGGAAGGTAAAGTTTGAGCAACTACAGTCTCAACTGGATAAGGCTACAAAGAATGAACTTGTATTGCCTAAAACAGAAAAAGACATTGAAGCTTGGGCTAATAAGTATCCTGATGTAGCTGGTATCGTAGAAGCTATTGCAGATCGTAAAGCTGAAGAACGTTCATCTGATATTGATAAGCGTTTGAAGGAAATCGAAGAGCTACGTGTAGACGCTAAACGTCAACGTGCAGAAGCTGAGCTACTACAGCTGCATCCTGACTTCGAAGACATTCGTAATGATGATGCTTTCCACGATTGGGCAGAATCACAGCCTAAAGTCTATCAAGATGCTTTGTACGAAAACGCAGAAGATGTACAATCTGTAGCACGTGTTATTGATATGTACAAATTAGATAAAGGCATTAAGAGTACTTCTAAGTCTACGTCTAGCGATAAAGGTGCTGCCTCTTCAGTACGAACTAAACGTAGCACACAGATTCAAGAAGATGATGCATCTACCTATCTAAGTGAATCACAGGTAGCTAAGATGTCAATCAAAGAGTATGAGAAGCGTCAGAAAGAAATACTAGACGCACAACGCTCAGGTAAATTTATTTATGATATGACAAAGTAATGCTTGACATTCTTGTTCACATAAGTAAAACTATAGTATATACACCCTAATAGTGTGTATGCTTTAATTAGCACTAGCCACACAAAGAACTACCCAGACATTTAGGCCCAGCGCTCTACTAAGATAGGCCAATCTGATTGAGCTAAGCTGACTACCCTAATATGAACGGCCTCTTTAGTGGATATGTAGTGTATCAACATCACGCCATATCTATAAGGAGATTTTAACTATGGCTATTACTTCCGCATCGGGTGGATTTACAGGTTCCAACTGGTCCCCAATTATCTACTCCAAACAGGCACAGATTGCTCTACGTAAATCTGCTGTCACAAACGCAATCACAAACAACTCTTACTTCGGTGAGATCGCCAATCAAGGTGATGTGGTTCGCATTCAAAAAGAACCAGATGTAACTGTTAACGCACTAGAGCGTCACACAGGTATTTCTGTAGAGAAGCTTGCAAACGAAGACTTCTCACTAACTATTGACCAAGCTAACTACTTCGCATTCAAAATGGATGACATCGAAGATCAGTTCGCAAACGTTGATTATGTTAGCCTAGCTGCTGATCGTGCAGCATATAAAATGGCTGACGCGATGGACACAGACGTGTTGTCTTACTTGTCTGGCTACTCTAGTGCAGGTGCTGCAATCACAACTACATCAGGTGATGCACAGCACGACACAGCAGGTAACCTAACAGGTGAATGGCTAACAGCTAACCATTTGGATGCTACAGACTTCTCTAGCTTGACTATTTCAAGTTCAGCTACAGCAGGGGATTCTATCCCACTAGCACCACGTCTACCAGGCGCAACTGCGTTATCAGCAACTACAGTGTCACCACTAACAGTTGTTGCACGTATGGCTCGTCAGATGGACACAGCAAACGTTGACTCACGTGGACGTTGGATGGTAGTTGACCCAGTATTCATCGAAATGCTAAAAGACGAAGATTCACGTCTACTGAACGCAGACTTCGGTGGTTCAGGTCTACAAAACGGTTTGGTGTTGAACAACCTACACGGCTTCCGTGTATACGTTTCAAACAACCTACCAGCAGCAGGTACTGGCGCAGGTACTTCAGGTACATCTGCACAGTCAACTAACTACGGTGTTGTCGTAGCAGGTCAGGAAGAAGCAGTAGCTTCAGCGGAGCAAATCAACAAAGTTGAGAACTACCGTGACCCAGACTCATTCGCAGACATCGTTCGTGGTATGCATTTGTATGGTCGCAAGATTCTTCGCCCAGAAGCTCTTGTGTCT